AATTGCTGGCCGCAGTTGACCGGGGTAGTTATCAAACCGCCGGTCGATTCGATTTCAGCCTTTCGCAGATAGGCTCCGGCCAGTGTCTGCGCATCAGTTACAGAACTGATATTTCTGTCAGTAACCTGTTTTACCCGGTCATTAATAAATGCCATCTGCTCCCAGGAAAATACATCGGCGATAACAGGCTCACCGGTAACCGCATCGGTCCCTTCGATGCGGATCTGGTTGGTCTGCCAGCTCCCGTAATGATATTTTCCCTGAGAAATCAGGTGGGATTGTCCGTAAGTACAAACCGGGCTGTCCGTAGATTGGGGGTTTACCAGAAATGCCTTTACGCCTTCGATAAATATCATATCCGGCACAAAAGACAATAGCCGCAAAACAACCAGATCGCCTTTGTCTTCGGGGTGAATCGTAAAATCGGGATAGAACCCGTTGACAACCGGCGACTCGGAACTGGTCTCCAGTTTTATGCCAACCCGACCGAGAACAAACGCCAAGATCTGTTTTACCGACATCTCATTGGAATCCCTGTTCCAGCGGAATTGGTGCCGGGCCCGCCAATTTTGTAACAGATGCCAGCCGCCAATACCATAGAGAGTCAGGCTGCTTTTACCGCCGGAACTGTTGTGTTCCCAGCCGTCCAGCCAGAAAACAGGACCGGGACTCGTTTCAATCCCTGCCGTGGTAACACAACCCGGATTGAATTCGATTTGACTGCCGATATTTAACACCGTCAAATTGCCAGCACCCGGTGACTGATATTTACCGTCGTCATTCCTCAGGGTCACCAGCAGGCGGCCTTCCCGGGTCAGCGTTTCATATTTTACCTCAACGATATCGTTGGTGATATCCAAAGTTGCTTCGGCCGGACCGGTTCTCCAGACGCCGTTGGCCGTGGACAGCCAGCCGTACTCCCCGGCGTGTGCCATTGCCAGGCCGTATTCACAGGAAACGCTAAAAGCAGACGGCTCGCACCAGAGGCCTTCGAAAAAAGCTGTTTCCGGAATTGAAGACAAGAAAAATGGGTGACTGTAGCTCTGTACCCCGTTGAATTTTTCCACATAACCGGTCCGGTAAACATCGGGTTTGTCCAGAAAAACCGGCCCGTACTCAAAATTGCCGCCGGCCGGGGCTGAAGCCAATTCCTGCAAAGGCGACCAGGCTCCGGCGGGCACCGCGCCGCCGTCGCCGTAAATCAGCAGCCAGACCTTGTAATTCCCGTTTGCGTCCTGTCCCGTTACTATTAAATTCCAATCGCGGTCGTAGACGGCGCTGACACCGGACAGATATCCAGTGATTTTATCCCAATCTGATATTGCCTGCCAGTTACCGCCGCTGCACTGCTTGATGAGCAGGCTCATCTGATTCGTAAAGAAGACCGCCAAATCGCCATTCGGTTTATAAACCGCCGCAAGGCCGTGAACATCGGTTGAAGGGGAATAATCCAGTAATTCCGCGTTCGCCCAGCTTATGCCGTAGTTATTGCTTTTCAACCGCCTCAATTCACGGTTGCTGTTTATCCAGAACATCGAAACCTCGCTGCCGCATGCCGCTGCTGCTACTGCTAGGCAATTATCCTGGTTGGTATAAGTCCATGCACTGAAATCCGACTTAACGCCGGGATTGTCTACACGTTGTCGGTAAAGTTTTCGTCCGTCGCCGGGTAAAGTAACTCTCGTTCTGATCAAAGAGCCGTCGGCGGCCGCGGTGAGCCCATGATAATATTCATCCTCACTGCCCTGGTACAACCTTTCCCAATTAAGGCGGGTAACGCCGGCCATTTTATTTTTAACCTCGATTTTTACCGCCGGCGTGTGGCTGGCCGATTGCTGAGCCGCCAGTAATGTCGCAGATAATGTCCTCATTCGTTATTCCTTTTTACTAAGGCCCATAATCAGTAGTTTTCGATACCGGTTTGTACAACGGACGATAAAGGGAATGCTCTCTAACCCGGTTTTTCCTGCCCAGCCTTTTCAGTTCCAGACGAAAGAAATCCAGTTTCTCGCGGCCCCAACTGAGCAAATCTCCGGCAGTACCATTGCCCCCGGCATTAACGCGGTTGACCGCATAAACTGACCATTCCACTGCCGCATAACCGCTGGCACCGGCGGCAATTAAATCTTCATGCCACCCAGGAATTGTGGAGTTATTGACATTAAGAGTGTGCTGATGACCATAATAAATGCAGACATTGGAACCGTCCGGTATCTCATCACCGAGCAAAGTGATGACATCGCCCCACAAAGAAAAACGCTGGAATCTGCAGGGAAAATTACCGATCGGGTATTCGACAGCCTCCACCATTATACGGTCGCTCAACACAGAAATATCTATTTCCCTGGAGCCTGATACCGTCACTTTAATCGCTTTTTGCTCACAAGGGACAGCCCCTGAATAATCTTTCACCGCGTGGCCGATGTGCCTGTCCAGTTCATCATTCGTCCAGCGGTAATTATTGGCATCCTCGTCGCGCAGGTCCCGTCTCACAATCGTTCTCATATCGACTAAGTTCATGTTTCACCTCTTCAGCAGCCTTCAGCCGTCAGTTATCAGCCGGATAAGCTGAACCCTGACAGCTGAAAGCTCTTGAATTAATTATCCTGCACGCCGATCAGCGCGGCGGCTTTGATGGCGCTGAAAAGCGCTAACGAAACGTACCATTTGATCCTGTTGCGGCTGGCATCTTTGGTTTCCAGCGAACCGATCGGTTCCACGGTCACAAAACCCGGTGCCGTCAGGCCGCACACCGCGCCCTCGCCCATCTGCAAAGCGTAAATCGAGGAACACGCGCCTCCGGTGGTTCCCGTCTCCACGCCGCCGGACAGTACATGTGTATCCAATATCCAGTCGCTGGCACAGATAGGCACCCCATCCCAGTACTGGACGAAATTACCCCAGGCATCCCGGTTTGATTCCATCATCCCGCCAGACGCCCTGACCAGCGCGTTAATTTTCCGTCTTGAACGCCGGCTCATCAACAGCATGTCCGGCTTACCGCCTTTAACGGCATCGATTAACTGGTCCAGCATTGATAAAGTGAGTGTCGCACCGCCGGTCCCGGCAGCAATCACCTGCGAACCCGCCGTGCCGGTATTGATCAGTTTCCTCAAGCCGTCGAATTGTTTGGCATTACCGGACGAATCGCCGTAAATGAACGTGTCTTCGAACTTGTTTCTAAGGGCTTTGGCTTTCAATTCCACTACCGCTGCTTCAAGATCCTGAACGTTGCTGCGGGTTGCTTTCAGGAAATTATCGACATCCGCATCGCCGCCCATAATTTTCAGGTTGGCAATTTTCTGTTCAAAGGTCGGGGTCGACTCCGACCAGGTATCGCCGACATCGTAAAAATCGATGTCCGGCAAAATTTTTTCCTGATTGTAAGAAAAATAATTTAATTCCCACGTTAATTTGTATTGAAATTGAATCTGCCGCGTGTCTACCTCCTAGCACGCGTTAGAGATATGTAAAGGTAAAAACTAAGAATCTGTAATCCTCTCGAAAACACCGCGGTACCGACGGTGGGCACGCCCAGACAGGCGCCAAAAGTGGTGGTACTTAAAAGAATATGCAAGGCGCAATCTCAAAGTTGTAGAACGCGGTTTTTTTAACCGCGTCCGAAAGACTATACGATTAGCGCCTTTTTTATTATCCAAAATACCAGTTGGTTGAAGCTAAAAAGAAAGAAAAAGTAAAATTTATAAGGAGTTTATTAATGGAACCACGAATTATCCGAGTCTCAGATTTTCAAGATAAAAACCTCATCTGCATCGATTGTGGTGCACCTTTCGTTTGGAATGCTGGCGAACAAGCTTTTTTTGCCTCAAAGAGATTTGAAACCACACCGAAACGCTGTCCCGATTGCCGGAAATTCCGCAGACTTTCGCTCGTGCTTGATGATCGGCCCACCAAGGCAGGTGGCGATCATGGCAGTTAAAGGTATTGGAGATATACTCAACAAACTACAAAAAGCCAAACAGCTTGGCAATGGTGAATATCAAGCTTGTTGCCCTGCACATCAAGATAAAAAACAGTCTCTTAGTCTCAAACAGGACGGCGACAAAATTCTGATTAACTGTTTCGCCGGATGCCAGACTGAGATGATTATGAAAAAAATCGGCCTCTCTCTCTCTGATCTTTACATCAAACCAGAAGCACCACAAGTTCAGGAACTGCCGCCACAAATCGTCAAAACCTACAGCTACCCCGACGAAGATGGTCATGAACTTTATCAAGTAGTACGCATGGTGCCAAAGTCATTCAGACAGCGACACATGAACGGTGGGGGTGAGTGGTGCTGGAATATGGAAGGGGTCCGGCGGGTACTTTATCATCTGCCGGAAGTTTTAGCCGCTACCGGGAAAGTACATTTAGTCGAGGGCGAGAAGGATGTGGACAACCTTCGTGCTACCGGATTAGTAGCAACAACCAGTCCCGGAGGTGCCAATAACTGGCGGCCGGAGTATGCTCAATACCTTCAAAATAAGCATGTTGTTGTGATACCGGATAAAGACCGAGCCGGTTATAAATATGCGCACGCAGCCATTGAGTCATTAAAAGATAAGGCTGCCTCCATTTCAGTAATTTTACTACCAGGCGATAACGTCAAAGACGCGAGTGATTGGCTTGAACTTGGTAACAACCCGCAACTACTATCCACAATGGAACAACCTATCGATTGCCTGTCATCTTTGATAGACAACCAACCTCCAGAGACTTCAGAACCAAAAGTAGATTCTTGTATCGTCCTGGACAAGAAAGGAAACCCGACATTAGATATTGCCAGGCTAACCATTACCATTATGGGCAAAACTACCTTCGCTTTTATGTGGGATAATGACACCGGATTTTACTATGAAAATGGCGTATATAAGGAAAATGCCGAACGATTAATCGCGGCCACTTGTCAACGGCTGGTAGGTATCACGCCAATTCTCACTGAACACAAAATCCAAGAGATTATCGGGCATATCCGTCGCTCATCTTATCATGACCGAAAAGACTTTAACCCGGAGCCGAATATTATCAATGTTAAGAACGGCCTGTTAAATGTATTTACCGGCGTTTTATCACCGCATACACCCGACTACCTTTCAAACGTGCAGAATCCCGTTGTGTACGACCCTGCAGCGGATTGCCCGGCCATTAAGCAGTTCTTAGCAGAGATTCATAATCCAGAAGATATCCTCACCATGCAGGAACTATTTGGCTATCTCTTATTACGCGACAACAGGATCCAAAAAGCCTTTTTGAGTGTGGGTGGAGGCGAAAATGGAAAGTCTACAGAACAGCAATTAGAACAAGCCTTTCTCGGCCCCGAAAATTGCGCTCATAAGTCTTGGCAGCAGCTAGAGACTGACCGCTTCGCCAGTTCTGGGCTGGAAGGCAAGCTAGTGAATCTCTTTGCCGACCTGCCAAGTAACAGCCTAGATACGACCACAACATTCAAAATGTTAACCGGTGGCGACGCTATCGATGCAGAGCGCAAGTTTAAGGATAGCTATTCGTTTTTAAGCTTCGCCAAACTGATATTCAGTACAAATAAACCGCCGAAAGTTGAGAACGAGGACAGTTACGCATTCTGGCGCCGGTGGATTATTATGGAATATCCGCGGCAGTTCACGGATAAAGACAAAAAGCCGAATATTTTACAGGAACTAACCACGCCAGAAGAGTTATCAGGATTACTTAATTATGCACTCGAGGGATTAAAACGCCTGCTTCTTAATAATAAATTCTCTTACAGCAAAACAGTTGACCAAGTTACCGAATACTATATGCAAGCAGCCGACCCGGTGTACGCATTCGCAATGAGTAGCGAGTGTGAAATCGGCGCTAGTGCAGTTGTTCCGAAAGACCCGTTTTACGATGTGTTTGTAGCATATTGCAATAAAAATAAAATGCCAGTCGTAAAACCGAATGCCTTTGCCAGGTATCTTCAAAATCAAGTGGCCTTCCATGTCAGACCCACAAAAATAACAGTCGATGGTATAAGAATACCAGCGTGGCAAGGAATTACGCTGGTAAAAACAGACGGCAAACCTAAAGAGCAAGACAAAACACTTACACCCCAACAACCAACCATGTCCGGGATGTCACCGGATGAAGCGGCATCAAAAACGAGTGAAAGTGTCCGGGGTGTCCGGGATGTCCGCGATATTCCCTATTTTAATATATTACACGCGCACCCACCCGCAGGCGCATATACAGAGTTACTTACAATGGGAAAAAACCCGCACAACCCGGACAACCCGGACGAAAAAACTAAAAAACCGACAAAACTTGAAAAACTTGGAGGTCAATGTCCGGTCTGCGGGCAGGAAGATACCGATGCAATGTGGACGGACGATTCACCCGAGGGCTTTTATTACTACTGCACCAATTGCTACATTCATCCCCAGGGAGGTAAGACCGATGATAAAAACCTGTGAGACACTCTTGGAACGGCGCGCCCGGCATCAAAAAGAATTCCTCGAGGGACTCCGCGGTCTTCCGGAAGCCTCCGCGCGGATCCAGACGAACTTCTATTTCAGAAGCGGTGGCCTTTGGGAACTCGACTTGGCATCCGGCAAGTGGGACCAAAGCGATAGGAACTTTGCCGGAATTCCTGAAAGTTTTGCAAAGGAACGATTACTTTAAAAGGAAAGTGAAAAATGGAAAATAAATACGAGATCGAATTCAAGAACATCATGACAGCTGCTCAATGCCCAAGTTGTGGGAAAAAATTTGCGGTCAAATTGGGTGTGGATTATCTCAGCCGACACCAGGGCCAAGCGATTCGGTGTATCTGCCTCGCGTGTGGCCAGAAACAAATAAATTTAGGGAGGGTAAATTAAATGGAAATTAATCAAGATTCATTCACTCAAGTTGCGTTCGCAGAAAGTTTACATCGGGGCATCAAACGGCT